CGTCTAACATAGATTCACATACTATTATTTCATTTAACCGTCTCAAAAACTCTGTCTTACCATTACATCTTCCACCTACTATTCCTGTCGTACATACTTTATGATACTCATACAATCCATATAAAGGCTTCTCTACATCTTTAGGGTAATGAAAGTATTTCGTCTTGGTACCACGTTTCGCAACAAAGAGCGTATTGCCTGAAATATCGCGAACGGGAAAAGTAATACAATCGCTATCCCTATCATAACCGAGATCAAATAATTCGATAATTTCTTCATTTGTTACTCCTCGCTTTCTCCAATATGGATGATAATATCTATATTTATCTAACTCTTCTTCACTTACATATTTGACTTCTTGTTTTTTCTTATCTCTACTAAAATTCAACTCTATAGGTTTACGTTGTTCTATTTGAACAGTAGCAAAATTCTTTAATAACCAATTCCATCCAAACTTACCTAATACATCATCATAATGTCCAAAACAATACGATATTACTTCGTATAACTCATGTATCTCTCCACAAGCAAAACAATGAAACTTTCCATCTTCCTTTCTTATACCAGCACTTGGTCTACGTTCTGTTCCATTTGAATGATAGGGACATTGTACCATAATACTATCGGGAATATTTTTTATCTTTTGTAGATACTCAATATTATTCATACGAAGTTGTCGTACCAACTCATCTATAATATCTTCAAGCGAAGCATTAAATTGAACATCATTTATTATCATACCATTTCTTTATCCTTTCTCGTCTATCCTTATTACGATAAGATATATCACTACAATATATTCTTATACTATTCGACATCTTATTATTCTTATACACATCTGACGCTGATATCATCTTAGCATTCTCCGCATGTTCCAAGAAATAATCCCTATCACGTTTCCATTCAAAGTTAAATACTATATCATGCCATTCAGCGTACCAAGTTCTACTACCTATTCCAAACATTAGAACACATCCTCGTCACTTTGTTGTTTTTTCTTCGTACGCTCTCTTCGTTTTATAGGTTCGTCATTATTCAAATTAGTGGGAATAAATTCTCCGACATTAGCATTCCATATATATGCCACTTTGCCTCCTACTAAACCATTTCTATGTTTCTTGACTTGTAGCAATAATGCGTCATCTTTTTGTTTTAATGAAATGACTTTGCTTGCATTATAACTTATGCCATCACTATCTCTTATATTTTCAAGTTCGGGTAAATCGTCATTTCCCTTATCGGTTACTCCTCCTCTATTAGCCTGTACTACTGCTAATACCGGAACTCCTACTTCCATTGACAATGACATTAAATCTTCGCTTATATTAGTCAATGAAGTTGTTTTATTGTCTCGACGCTCTGCTCTTTCATCAGACAGATATGTTATACCATCTATTGCTATTAAATCTAATCCGTTCTCTCGTATCCAATTTCTTAACTTTGTTATAGTTATCTTCCTATCAAAATCATTTGGAGTAGCTACCATAAATTTATTCTTATGACTACTTATCAATTCTTCGATATACTGTTTATACTCTTCCTCTTCAACTGTATTATTACCCCACATCAATCCATTATTACTAAAATTCTTATACAAAGTATCAAATCTGTAACCTATACTACTTGCTCCCATCTCGGGACTAATATAACCAATATTAAAACCTATTTCCCATATATGAGAACATATCTTTTCAAGCAGCCATGACTTACCCTGATTAGTTCTTGCAAATATTACAAACAATTCTTCACGTCTCTGAATGCCGTGTATCAATTCATCAAGTTCCGGTAGCCCGGTTGTAAAAAACCATTCCTTTTGATTTTGCTTACGTTCTACAAATTCGTCATATCTCTGCTTAGCGTCAGCTATAATATCAATACCACCAAGTTTATAATGCGGTTGCAATTCTTTAATTGCCTTAATCATATATTCAGCTGCAACATTTGCATCTGTCTGTAATAGTTCATTATATCTATTTAGAATAGGAGCTGACTGATAATATAAATGTTCCTCACGTATAGTATCAACTAAATACTTATCGCTTTCTGCTACATCCACTAGCTCTATATCCGGGAACGTTGAAAGGAATGTAGCCTTATCTGGAGTATTACCATACTCTTTATAATGTTTGAGTATAAAGTTTAGTTCCTGTTCATATCCTGTAAAATATTCTTCAGTTAAACCGTTGTTCTCAATTATATCTATATTGCCAACTTGCAAACATTTACTGATTATTTGAAGTGCTACCATTATCGCCTGTCCTTACCTTTCAGTTCTATTATCTCACTTGAATTAAATATACGACTTGCAAGTCTACTACTTATCTGTTCAGCTAACTCTTCGCAAGTAATATAATTGCTTGTAAATATATTAGCTCTACTTGCTTGCTGCCTTACATTGATATATACAAGAAGTTGAGTATAATCATATTCACTTATCTTACCAGCTCCTATATCATCCCATATCACCAAAGGCGCTTTCTTAATATTTTCTAAATAACTATCTGAGAGTGGATTATCAAAATGTTTTAGTGAGGTCAAAAACTCTGGGACATATATGAACATACCTAAAGGCTCTACTGGACCCCATACATCCCACTCCAATTCGAACAACTTATACATAATCTTGATAGCCCAGCTTGTTTTTCCATTGCCTGTATGTTCACTGCATATAAAAAGATTATTGCCGTCCTCAACAAACCCATCAACATTATCTTTGATATCCTGAAGTCTTTCAAATTGCTTGATATCTTGAGCATTACAATTAAGCTTAATTGGATGATGTAAACTTTCGGGAATACCTGATAATTTCATAAGGGATTTAATCACCGCATACTTAACACAAGTATTGCAATCGCTACTGCATACATCCTTATACCAGCAATTAGAATTCGTAAATGTATCCATCTAAATCCTCCTTGCTTGCTCTTGGAGCTATTACAAGTCCATCTTTTCCTTTTCCTGTTTTCTTACTACCATACATTCCTTCGAGTATATTAACAAACTTATCTTTGCGAAGAATAAAATCAAAAGATGCTTTCCATCCTCTATCATTATTACCTTTTAAGAAGTCTGATGCTTCTGTATTATCAAATACCTGTATAATATCCTCCCAACTATATTTTTTAACAATGTATTGTATAGCCTGTTTACGTTTGTCTGTTATATCACGTATCTTTGGTAAGCTGGGACAATGTTCATTATATAATTGAACAAATCTATCTATATCTTTTTGTTTATGAGATTCTCTTAAAGAATTAGCACTACCAAGAAATGACTGATTTTGACTATTATCTTTTTCTTCTTTAGTATTTCTTTTATTAGTATTACTTGCTATAGTATTTCTTTGTCCCTGATCTTCTAGCTCTTGATTTTCTACATCTAGATTCTCAAGCACTTGATTTCCTATGGCTTGTTCGTGCACTATATATTCATAATGTATAACTGATATATCTTTGTTAGGTAAACATTTCCGTATTTCTAAATAACCAAATTCCTGTAATTCTTGCAGAGTAGATTTTATAGCAGTTTCGTTTTCTTTACAATTTGCTACGATGCCTTTTATTGAATAATCCCATCCATCATCATTGGAAAGCATCCATGACAAAAGTCCTTTTGCTTTTAATGACATCTTCTTTTCCCGCAGATGATAATTACTCATGATAGTATAGTCTTTTGTCTTCTCTACTCTAAATATCATACCAGTGCCTCCAAATAATTAAGGCTTACATAAAAGGAAGTGCCGTTCCAATTATGCAAGCCTCTGTAGCTCGGTCGTTTAAGGTTTCTATTGCTAGAGCCCGGCACGACTCAAGCTACCTGTTTGTTGTATGTTGTGTCATACATCGTCTATAATAACTGACACCATCTTAAATGTAAAGAGGCAATTTTATTTCTTGTATGCCTTCCATGCATCTTCAATCTGGTTGTCACATTCTGTATTAACACTATCCCATAAGAGCTTTCTTTCTTGTTCTATATCAACTCCTTCAATATCCGGGATCATTCTTTCTTCGCAAGCCTCCATGGTATAATATCTACCGTCAATATTGATACTTGCTCTGCTGGTGAATCTTATCATTGTAGTCTTTGCTTTTGATACATACTTCTTCTTGACAGCCATTATTTCTTCTCCTTTACCTTTGATATGCGCAACTTCTCTTCCTGTTTTTCTTCGTCACAAGCTCTTAACTTAAGCAATGTTTCTTTATCAAAGTCTCCGTTATACATCGCATTCTGTACTGCTTCGCTATCAACACATTCAATGCGCTTGATATAAGGACATTCCATAGAGCCATTCTTACTCCAATACTCTTTAAGTATTTCAAGCATTCTATCTTCATTGACATGATGTTTAGTTACCACACTATAATTCATCTTCCATCCATCAACTTCCATATCTGCGATAGATAGCTCTTTACATATACGCTTGATTTCCTTGTTACCATCGTCAATAATGGCTTTTAATTCGTCTGCCTTACTCTTATTAGTCCCGTAATCCGGAATTAACTTTTTGAGCCGGTTTTCAAGGTCTTTAACGTCCTCCTTTTTTACTACTTCTTCCTGACTTACTCCTAATGCCTTTCTTGCCATAGTTCTTATTCTCCTTTCTATAGCGCTGTGTTGTGCCTCCCATTATGCCATTTCGGCCTTTCGGGATTGCCTGTTGAAACTCTAATAACTTCTGTAAATCTTCTCTCTTCCATAAGCGTTTTGCTTTTTCTGATTCTTTTATGTAGTCGGGTAATAGTTTAGCAATTTCATTATCAGGATTTTCTCGTCTAAACCTATACCAGAAATTCAAAGTGTTTTCACTAATACCTAATATTACGACTACCTGCTGGGCTGTTAAATATTCCATAATTCTATCCTCCTTTATTCTTCATAACAATCACCCTCATCCTTTCTATAGTGTTTATAGTGTCTATACTTTCAATCATTACCTATATTATACATTACATTTAGAAGAGTGTATATGATTAACTTAATAAGTAATTAAGCAATTCTCTTTTATCGCCCACTACTTTACCATCCACTAATGCGTCTGCCATCATTCCCTTTTTCTCAACTATCTCATGAATTCTTTCATCAATAGTATCCTTACACATTATGGTATATATCGTTACATTATTCTTCTGTCCAATTCTATGTGCCCTGTCTACGCACTGTTCTTTCAAAGCCATATTCCAAGGCTCATCCATAAATATTTCAACAGTAGCTTCTGAAAGTGTAATGCCTGTACCCATTGCGCCACTTGTACCAAGCATGATCTGTAGATTGTCAGTTGTTTGGAAAGTATCTACAAGATTTTGTCTTTCATTGTCTGGAGTTTTACCAGTTATTTGTCCAACCTTATATCCCGCATCTTTAAGCTCATCGTATATAACATCAGTCATCTGTGTCCAATTACTAAATATGATTACTTTCTTATTATTTGAAACCGCTTCCTCAACCAGTTCCATCATTCTATCTATCTTCGCTGACTCTAATATCGTGCTTGAAAGTATTCCCGTATATCCGGTTGCCTGTCTCATTCTAATAAGTTCAGCTAATGGATTATTAGCCATTTCAATTTGGTCGATGTTATCTTTGATTTCCTGAGTCACTTCGTTATATATCTTTGCCTGTGACTTTGTCATCTCAACAAACTCGTCTATATAAGTTTTTTCAGGCAAATCTAATACTTCTTCTTTTTTGCGTCGTAGCATTATTTCGTTCAAGCGTTCCTGTAATTCGTCCAAGTTCTTATATCCCATTATTTGATATCCGCCAAAACCGCCATATACACAATAGTGCTTCTTAAAACTGTAGAACGCATGTTTCTCATATCCAAGCCACTTTAGTATAATGAACAAATCCATAGGCTGGTTCATTAAGGGAGTACCCGTCATTGCTATCATCGTTTCTGCCTGTAATTGTAAAATACCCTTGCCCTGCTGAGTAGTAGGATTCTTACATTTATGACATTCGTCAAATGCTATCATACCGATCTGTCCAGAATCACATGCCTGTTTTAATGCATCTTGTATCTTCTCATCACGAAGTGTTTCAACATTTGTAATAATGAAGTACTCCTGTATATCATCTAGTTGTTGAGCATCACGGAGCCTGTCTGTAATAGAGCCTATGATCAACTTACCGTTTGTTCTTGTCTTCTGTCCTAATATGTATGCTCCTTCATTAGAATGTGTATTAACTTCATTACGCCAATTCCATTTCAGTCCATTAACACCACATATGATAAGGCAATGCTTATATCCCTTTGCCAACTTCTTGGCAACCGCTATATCAATAACTTGCTTTGTCTTACCAAGTCCCATTTCATCACCCAGCAACCATCTGTCATATTGTAAGCCATAATTGAAACCTTCTATCTGATGTTTGTAAGGATTAGTCTTGAATTCAAATCCATCCGGGATAACAGCCTTTGGTTTCTCAAGTGAAACATAATGCCCGGATATATCAAAATCTTCATCGGGCAATTCCTGTACTAGGGAACCCAATTTATTGATAGGCAGTTCCCATATCTTGTCTTCGTTGTTCCAGAACTTTGTAGGAAACTGCCTTATGACATTAACTATCTTCATATCAAAGTCGAAAGTAACAAATAAGGAATATTCTCCATTCAGTTTCTGTGCCTTGTCTACTGTGATGTTAATCATTAGTTATTCTCCTTTGCTATAACTACATCTATAAGATTGCCTTTACCACTACCAATAACTTTGGTAATTGCCCATTCGTTAAACATCTCATCTATACTGTCCCTGCCATTATACTCACCTAAAAAATGATCATCTTGTGCGTCCCATATACACACCGTTAAGTTCTCATCACATACTGTTAATAGATCAATAAGTTTCATATCTATTCCCTCCTTATGCTGCCCGTACTGCCAGCTGCGTCTGTGTACTGAGTACGATGCTCATGTACTTCTTAACCATCGCCTTCTGTGCTTCGATAATAGTCTCGGCCTTTACTGTCTCAAGTAACTCTTCTCCGTCCCTAGTGATTTTGAATACATTGTAGTTCTTCATGTTCAATTCCTCCTGTTTCCTGTCTATAGTGTTTGTAGTTTCTTGGGCTTTGCTTTCCTGTTAGTTCCCGTACCGTAGTTCTGTATCCGTTACGAAAACCCGGTTTAGCGTACTTCCAACCCTCGTAAACATTATACATTGTATTTATTTTGAATACAAGTGCTTTTTTGAAAATAATGAAAATGCCGTATTTACACGGCTTTGAAGTGTATTAGAACTGAATATTTGAAAAATTTCCTACTATTATATGGCGTTCTTCTGGTATATCTGTACTGCTATACAGTATATGTATGAATTCTATAGTTTCCCGGCACAATGCCTGTAATGTATCTAATACATTGTCCTTGTTAGCGTGTCCCATTTGATATTCCTTTTTTACATCACAGTATTTCTTGTAATAAGGAAATATGTCAGATAATTCCCGTGCTATATTCCTGTCCGATTCACCGTCTACCATCGTCTTTAAGCCACTTTTAGCATGTTCCCTTACAACATACAAGTGAGCTAACTTTTCACAATTACTGAAGGTGGTTTCACTGTTTTCAAGTTCATGAATTGTTTTATCAATATCTTTAATGTTCATACTTCCTCCTAAAAAGGGCACACCGATTAAGATGTGCCCTTGTCTGCATTATTTGATTTTCTCAATGCATTCCATAATGGCTTTACGCTCATTCTCACTCATGGTATCGTCCATCAGGGTTTCAAGCTTTTGTATCATCTTCTTCCGCGAATTGTCTCGACTATATTCGTAGGATCTCCCGTCGTAGGACTCATACGTCCCTCTTCTATTCGAATTATCACGAAAGTTGTCCCTGCTTTCATTATAGCGACCATCATTATCGCCATCTCTACCACGTCTGCCCGCATTACTCATTCCACCATCATTGGACATCCCATCATAAGATTTATCATCGTATGAACGTCTGTCATAAGATCTGTTGTCATACAAACGATCTCTTGAATAATCCATAGACCTATCGTTTGATCTTTTGTCCATTGCATAAGCATAATGAGGCATCATTTCATAAGTACGGGAATAGTCGTGAGTCATCGGGTAATCATTAGATACATTATGAGTGCCACCATATCCATAAGTATTACCGCCCCTATCTGCAGACATGCCACCATTCTGTTCACCTTTTTCCCTTTCAATACATCTGTCGGTAACTTTTAATGCGGTCATTAACTTATACAAGTTATCAAGACCCTGCACATCCAAGTCGCCTTTCTTTTCAATCTCTTTAACCTCACGCTCAAGCATATCCCGGAGGTCTTCGTACATCTGTAATTTATGCATAATAATCCTCCTTTCTTATGCTATACGATCAATTACAAGATTAGCATTCTGTACTTCAATTAACGGTGTAGGTTCCGTTGTAGGATCATCTGTAGTAGCATCTATATATCTTACTGATAAGCTGAAGCAACACCCCTTCGGTACAGTGATTATTGCCGTACTGGTTACATTGCCATATTCGTCAACAGCTGCAGGAGTAAATATTGCTCTACTTGTTAGACGAGGCTCTCCGTTTACTGTGATTGCTAAGGCGATGGGAGTAACCTCTCCATCTTCAGGAATCGCTATGTTACCGTTGAATGTTACCTGATAACGAGCAAAGCAGTTATTAGTGCAACCACGAAGAATAAAAATTCCTGTTTCATCCTCATGATAAACATATCCTTTGGTACACGGAATAGAAGCCGTAAACAGTACCGGACCGTTAAGTGCCACATTCTGCACTGCATTAGCTAAATATTCTGCCATAGGTCACACCTCCCTTAAAAACTACCGCTGCATCCACAGCCACATCCACTGTTCTGTGAAGGGCATGTGAAAATCGGAGTGCGTCCATATACCGGCATTGAAGGAACAGGACAGTTGCTCAATCTGTTGTAAAGAGCATCAACCTCATCTGTGAATCCCTGCTGAATGAAAGCATTCTGCGCAGTCTGTGAAGCCTGAAGGTTAGCCATTGTAAGCTGTCTCTCCAGATCCGAGATCTTATCATTCTTCGCATCAAGCTCAAGCTGGCAAAGCTTGTCAAGTATAGCCTGTGTATTAGCAGTCTGATTTGTAAGAAGATCACGGGTATTATTTGCATTTGCAAATCTTGTCTGATTGCCTTCATTCTGAATAATGTTCTGAGTCTGACAATTAGCAAGTCTGTTTTCGCAGCAGCAGTCAGCGAATTGTGACTGAAGATTGAACATTGTCTGCATATTCGCCATCTGTCTGGTATTAGCACCCTGCTCAACTCCGGAGAATCCATTAGCAAGAGCCATCTGAATATCACTTCCGGTGTTACAAAGCTGCGTTGCAAGATTATGAACCCCATCTCTTATGCTTGTGATATTGTCATTAAGCATCTGATTCTGGAATCCGTTTGATGTAAGGTTGGCCTGATTCATCCAAGGATAGATACCGTCCATGCCCCACATACCGCCACCGAAGCCATTGCCCCAGCCGCCGCCAGCAAGTAAGAGAAGAAGGATTATCCATCCCCAGTCTCCACCGAATCCACCACCGAATCCGTTACCTCCGCCATACATAGGCGCTACTGGCATTACTAAGTCATTACCACTACCGTTTGAAATCATGTTTCTTTTCCTCCTATAAATTTTTTAGGTTAGGGATTACACTCGTACGTCTATGTAACCCGTATATCAAAGCTATGCGCACTTGCTATGATATCATTTATTCATCAGACGCTGGATCATTGGATGATTACGCATCTGCATTACCTGATTAACCTGTTCCTGCGTCACCTGTCCCGAATTTAATAAATGCTGAATGATATCATTCGGATTATTTATATTCTCGGGAATATTAAATCGTTTAGATAACATCTGCATTGGATTCTGTTGAAATCTTTGATACAGATTCATAAAGTCGTTTATGTTACCTGCCATATCAATCATCTCCTCCGTCTTTATCTTTGTGCGTGGTTGATTTGCGAGGCGGTTCATGAATCTGTTTCTTGAGCGCATCTACCTCACCCCATAACTTTTCAATATCACTTTTCATATTTTTCATTTCATTGTTATCTATAGCCTGCTGTTCAGTAGGCTCTGTGATATCTTCTTTGACCAGTTTGTACTTTTCGAATATGGGACGATCTAATTGAGAAAAGCCCATTGTCTTCGTATAGACATACGGAGAATTCTCATCTTTGAATGTAATGGAATTACCAGGAGCGACCGGATATGTTCTTGCTTCCATTTCACTTCTTACTGAAACAAACCCACCATTCTGAATTTGTGGCTGTGGCTGTGCCTGCATTGTAGGCTGCTGATTATAATAAGGTTGCTGTTGATATGGATTGAAATAGTTTGGCATTTACTTTTCCTCCTTCCAATAGTAAATAGGTATTTCCTCGCCTGAATGCCATGTATCATAATAATCACCGTCAATGACAGCGACTACATGAGTTCCCGTGTGAACTATATATTTTCCTTCAGGATGATCCTTTGTGAAATCTTCTATTGTATAACAATCCGGACAAGTATCAGGAATCACATACCTGCGATATCCTTTTTCATGTAAATATGCACTCCATGCTTGATTAGAAGATGGGATATCTTTAAGCATATAACAAGTAAGCATCAAATCTAAAAATACATCATCCCAGTCTTGATTTGATACAATACTGATCGCTCTTATCACGCAATCTCCTACTAATTTGTTCCGTGGATTTGGATTCCGATATATGAATGCCATTTGACTGATCCTCCAATACAGAAAAAAGGGCGCAAACTGCCGAACATCCTCGTTCCTTCATCACTTGTGTTAGAAGTCCTGATATATCCTGCATTATTTGTACCCTCCTTCGTATAAAAGGATACACTAAAAAAGGAACTGTAAATTATACAGTTCCTCTACAGAATTTATATGATTTTTATATAACTCTTATTATCTTGGATTTTACTCTAGCTGCAAGTTTACTTACTTGAGCTGCAGATACATTCATTTCAAAAGCTATCTGAACATTACCCTTATTTTTAGCTTTTAAATTAAAATATTCCATCTCCTCATCTGTAAAATTGCATAATTCTCTAAACTTATCAAGTTCAGGTTTTGTAAAATCCCTCAGCTTCATATCATGTTTCTATACTCCTATTATTCCGCCCAACTGTAAGAGCGCATTGATTGTTATTGGTTCTGTCATTTTATACTCCTGTTGCGTTATCGTTATAGTAAACGAACAAGTTATTCTTGTATCGCTACATAATTGAATGTGCTTGAATAATCGCTATTAGGCTGTTTGAGATAAAGTTTTGTTCCCGAAACATACATAAACGATGACACGTTTACTTCTGTTTTACTCGCACTCTTAATCCAATAATACGCCTTATTATCTGCAACATCTATTTCATATATGGCATTCTCCCAATTCCCAGCGGTTTGATATATAAGAGCCGTCCAAGCAAAAACTTTTGTCGGTACAAACCCCAATTCTATTTCGGTAAAAGACGATGTCGAGAGTGTGACGGTATCATATTTCCCATTACCGCCACCACTAATACTCCCGAAGTCTTGTTTAATCTTCGCCATACAACCACCTACTTCTTAATGTACTCAACGCATCCATCAACTACGTCAAGGTTGTCATCGAGTAACTTAACTACTCCGCTTGTGGTAGGCTCGTCTGCATAGAGTGCCTTGCATAAGTCAAAGTAAGCCGCCTTTGCCTGTGGCAACTTGTCATCCCCAAATGAAGAATTAACAACAAGATTTCCGTTTACTTTCTGTACAACATCAAACATAATTTTTCTCTCCTTTACTGAATTGAAATTGTGATATCTGTCTGCTCCGCTAATGCGTTGAATGCTACTGTCATGTTATCTGACACACGGCTGACCGAATAATCTCCCGTGTAATTCGAAAAAAACACTGTTAGATTGCCATTTGGCACGTTGTAGAATGTCTTTTCCTTCTCGCCGTAATAAGCGGTTTTTGTCTCTGTGTAAGGCGTAATCTGATTAACCTTACTGTTCAATTGGCTTACTCGGACATTAAGCCTATCTACCGCACTAGGTGGTATCGGTGTAGGCTCTCCACCATCGCCGTTGAATGGCTCGTCATACTCCACGGAGTATTCGTTATCCCGATACATATGAGTGTATTCCGAGAAGTCGCTGAACAACTTATCATCGTCTGTGAAATACTTGAATCCCTTATCGGTTTCGGGTACATCCTCACCGACAAATCTTATTGCTTCATAACCATTTGTTGTTTTGAATGGCTTTATTGATACGTTGTATTTGGTGTCGCTACCATTGATTTTTAGATACATTTTCGGTTCTCCTTTCATCATCACATAGCCCAAATTTGCAAATATGCTTGCGCCCCTGCTTTGATAGTTATTGACGTTCCACTAACCGAGAATTCTGCGTCACTTAAATTAGTTTCACCTTTATCCTCTCCATTAATGTATGTATGAACCTTTGTTGGGTTATTATTTTTATCCCATATCCTGCAATACATTTTTGAACCGACCGCATAATAGAACGAAAAAATAACTTTTTTTATTGCAAATCCAAAATCAACGGTTTCGGCACTAGAGTGGGATGCCCAATACTTATACGTTGCGTTTTTGATATCAATATCGCTATCACTGCCACCGCTAACCATTTTTATTTTCATCTTTGGTTTCTCCTTATCTACTCAATCGCTAAAATTATCGTATTTGCTGAATATAGATTAGGAAATCCAAGCGTAAAAAATGTATCTCCCACCTCTACTATTTGTTGGTCAGACGCTAGTGACCGATTATTATAAACATTATTAAAAATCATTTTGTACATGTTGGGGGAAATATCCGAGTTATAATAAACTGAAAGTTTACCGCCCCCACTATTATATAGTTCATCAAACGTCATTATTATTCGAGGCTTAAATCCACAATCTATCCTCGCTTGAGTTGGCGTACCAATAACCACTTTAGTTTTGTCACCGTCAACACCACCAATCGGCAACATTGATGTTCTCATATATCCACCTCCCTTAACGCTGATATGTTATATCAACGAATACTTTGGCGTTGGTTGTATCTTGTATCTCGTTTCCAAACTTTATGCAAAGATACCCCGTAGAAGTGTCTAACTCCCAACCGCCTAAAGTTATTGCTTCATTGGTTGACGGGTCATACGATATATCCAACTTAATGTGGTCTGCACCATCGGGAATCTTGAATGCATCGTTAAACCACCAACCCCAACTTACTTCGTCTGCTTGTGTTGCGGAGGAGATATCGTCTTGCCATGTTCCAATTCCCGTTGCAGTCACTGTACCCGTGTATTCAATGCTTCGCTCGTACACGTTTGACCACTTCTGCATACCGAACAGTGACGGAACATTCTCATTTGTTCCCGTTGCGGCGTTAATAGCCGTGACTACATCACTCTCGGTTAGACTTGCATCGGGTTGTGGAAGTATCGTGTGTCCGCCTTGAGGCATGGGCACATTTTTCAACTTCATAACTCCGCCGAGTGCTTTATACTGCACTATCTCATCGGGTTGAGGATTGGTTATCTCAGTATCGTCAAGTCCTGCAAAAGTTGAGGATCCACCGCTACCGCCAGTAGGTGCATATACATTTTGAGTAGTTCCATCAATTTCAATTTCAGCAATCTTTGTACCACCGGTTGCACCTTGTATCTGAGTCCAACTTACATCTGTGGAACTTCCCGCAAGTTCATCAATAGCACTCTGGACATCATCTGCAGATAAACCACTACTTGAATTATCATATGATATATTACTGCCAGTAAGCATACTTATATCAAGTTCAATGTTATTTGACCCGTCTACATTAAGTCCGTTACCTATTCCATTAAATGGTTTACCAGTTATGGCAGCCCAAGCAACTCCACCACTTACACTTCCATCTGACGCTAGAAGTTGCCAATTAGCATTTGATGTTACTGGTAATGTTGGGGGTACAATACCAACTGTACCATTTACTTTACATACCCATGCACTTCCACTATGCCTCACCCAATCAAGCATATTATAAACAGTAGTTCCGTTATAATCGCCTTTTGGCATGAGTAAAACTTTACCTATCGTTGCCATCTTTTATCTCCTTTATGCGCCTACTACATTCCACATTAGATTGCCCGTTGCATTATCTACCCAAAACAGTAGTTGCGAACCACTATATAATAGTTCTCCTGTTGTAAAATCTATCGTAACTTCAGGTACTACCATTTCAACTGCATCATGTACTTTATCCCAATAATCTCCGCTTTGTTCCGCATAATACTTACTGTTGTTTTCATAAGTATCATCAGTGCTGGGTACGGGTAAACCGCCTCGTTCGCCCACTGCCCATGCTTCTGCATTACTTTCTGAATTATCTGCATTATCGGCACTGTCTTTTGCTTGTTCTGCATAATACTTGGAATTGTTTTCATATTGAACATCTGTATTAGAAACTGGTACACCATTCTTCTCGCCTACTGCCCATGCCTCTGCATTTTCCATGTAAATACGAATTATAGTGGCAGAAGCAATCTCAACAACATGACCTTGAGAAGTGCATATAAAGATTATATCATTGTTATCATAGGGTACAGCCCATTCACCCGGTACCAGTTTACTCGGGTCAAAATCAACTATACTACCTCTTCTCATTTGAATTGCCATATACTCTACCTCTTTATTATTCTAACATTATTTGTTGGTGTTTACAAGTGTTTCTAATGCTTCTATTCTCTTTTTAAGGTCGTCTATTTCGGCTTGCTGTTCTTTTACTATCATGCATAAAGGTGCAATAAAATCAGAATAATTTATATTACATAAGCCATTATCATCTTCAAACTCTATACCTGAATTATCATTCAGAATTTTCTTTAATTCCTGTGCAATAAAACCATATCTCTTTTTACCCGGATTATGCTTAAATTCAAACTCTCTCGGTGCTGCTGAATATACAAGGAGTTTTGCATCTTCAATACTTAGATTTTTAATATTTTGTTTTATTGACCTATCAGAACCTGTCCATTGAGGTGTACCATTAACACTACTACTTATATTATCAGCGTTTATTTTCATAGTGTTACCAGAAAAGTTATACGGGTTATTAGATCCATTTTTTGTAACCCATATACCACCAACATCAGACCCACCATAATCTACATGAAAAAACTCTCCTAGATTAGCTATGGCACAATACGTCCAATAAGAATTATTCCAAAGACCTCCAACATGCATCTTATTAGTACTGTATTCGGCATAATAATCACCGGGATTATAGATTAAACCATTTTGGTCTATGCTATATTGCGCAAGTTTGCCACTTGTAGCAGTTAGACTACCATCTGAATCAACCATAAATTTATTATTTAAGTTTATACTTCCTCCTGTTACTTTCAGGTTATTTGTATCAATACCATTTTTATCAATTAAGGTGTTTATTTTATTGTACGAAATAGTTACATCAAATGAAGCATTAGTAGTTTGCACCCTTGAAAATAATACTGAATAATACACATTACCATCAGTAGTATCTATATCAAATCGTATAGGTAATTCTCCATAATGGTCATTGATATAAAAGTTATCTACAATAACTTTGAATGTATATGTTTCCCCATCCCACTTATCTCTTTTTTGAATTTGACATCTTATAACTTCATTTTTACCGGATTCTACATTAGATATTGTGTAAAATACCCTATAACTACCACTAGTATTTATTTGACCTCGTCCTATATTCAACCATTTATAGATTTCAGTAGAATCTTCACCTATGGTTTCTGTTCTTATATCCATTCTATTTGATACACGAATTATACCATCCTCATTATTTAGTCCACCTACATCTAACTCGCCTGTTTTTATCCAATCAGAAGTAAGTCCATGAACATAGATAAGATTAAGTAGCATGGTTGCTGTACTTGTATCTAAACCTGAATTATAACTTTGTCCGCCATCTTCTGAAATAAACATTCCATCAGCAGTAATCTTAATTACTTTTATACTTGTTTCAAGTGTAGGACTATCGTGTAGATAAGTTATAATAGCGCCTGTTTCAGTATCTGCTTCTACAGTCTTATAATAACCAAGAGCTTGACTTGCTATCTCATTAAAGTGGGCTACTTGTGCATTATAATCATTCATTTTCTTTTCTGCTTTTACTACCGCTTGCGCCGCAGGATTCACATATCTTGAATTTTGTCTTGTAGGCGGTTCTGCATTACAAGATAATTCTGTCATACCACCTGTTTTGAATGTTACATTAGTTATAATTGTTTTATACATATTACCTTTAACATCATATACTAATGCACAATCCCCTGCTTCAATAGTAGGATCCTGAATAGAAGATGTTGTAAAAGGTCTAAATTTAAGGTCTTCTAGCTGACTATAAATATATAATGCAATAGTATCTTCATAGCCTGCTACAAAAGGATTATCTGAAATAACCATTGCATAATTATCCCAACCTTCAGCATCAGGATAATGCGCAGAAGTATCTTCATTCTGCACTAATACTCCGGTAAATTGAATATCATCCGTACTTATAGAAGTTCCATTAGTTGAAATTAAGTTATGATAATTAAGTGGTGTAGCAAAATCTCCACCATCAATTACATAACCTGTATTCCAAGGATTGAAACTACCACCATCGGCATCGTCACCTGTCACATATTTAGGAGTGCCCTCATCGAATATACCACCATCAAGCCAATTACTGCCAAATGCTGACATATCATACCATTGTAATATCAATGCTCCGGTATCTGATATTTTGGCATTACATCCTGCTATCTGTGCTATATATGATACTACTTGTCTATATGTTACTCCTTCAGGTTTTTTGCTTACTGTAAGATTCTGATTATTAAATGAGCCATAGCCTATTGCTACCCCACAATCTTCACAACACCTGTTTAATATTGTTCGTAATGAAAGTCCACCTGATACTGTGAAATCAAGGCCACAATCATCAAAAGATTTGTCGAACATATACATATTATCTACGCCCGTTATTTCTATCGTAGAGCTATGAGCAGTAGGAGTGGTTACTGTAAATGTTCCTATGCGAATCATCTGGTCTCTTAATTCGCCTTCATAATGATATGCTTCGGGTAAACAAACATAAAGAACAAAGTATGCCATATAGAAATCATATTCTGAAAATTTACCATGAGGATATGTTACTATCTCGCCTTCAATTTCTTCTGTTCGTCCATCTGTATTATCAAGAAGTAAGGTAGCAGTTTTACCGATAGCAGTACCTATCTGAAACGCTTCTCCGTCTACCCAATCATCTGTGAATGATTGACCTGATATACGAAAATCAGACGGTGTAAGATGCAATACAGTACCATCAGATAAAGTCATATCAGCGTAATTAACAAAGTTTCTACGCTTATTCATTGTTAGCCTTGTTTCATTCTCAACTAATCTCATGCTCTTACTCCTGTATGCGGATATATGGGTCTAATATTAATTTTAAGCCCACTCCAGCACTCTGAATTATATAACTTACCTTTATATCGATATTGCCGGAGTCGTATACCACCAATACTGAAATTGCTGGCATAAAAATCTTTATAACACCAACCTTCGAGAATATCAAAATGATGCATATTGAAAGATGATTTATTTAACATTAGATTTATTATCTTTTGAGCTTCCTCTGTATTCATATTACCCCATTCTAGATCATAACCAATAATAGTACCCATAGGAGTATTATGCATAACAAGATCCTGCGTTCTATCAGAATCTTCAGTAGAAGTTGTAGCGAGAACAGGATCATATTTCTTCGGAGCTTTAATTCTTATATAATCGCCTACATTTCCATATTTACCTGTATCATCTCGAATATCAAATGATGCCATAATATTCTCCTTATGCTAATTCAAACGGACTCTTACCGGTACTCGTTTGTATTATCCTACCACCCTCAACTACATATTGAGCCAGTCTACGTCTATCGGGAAGTATGAAGTTAATTTCAGTCCTTCCACCTCCGCCGTTCTGTTGTAAGGCCTGTGAAAAGGCGTCTATCATCGTTTCTAACGGGGTTTCGATATTAGTCCCGGACTTTTGATCGCCTAGCACTGCCATAAACTGTTTATTCGGGGGTATCACAGCTCCTTGAGCCAATCTCGGAATAGATACATGAGAAATATTAAATCCAACATGATCTGTACCTAGCGCTGATTTAGCCCAGTCCCACGGTATGTCAATGCTGAAACCGTTGATAATATCTATCACCTTATTTATTGCTCTTTCAGCAATAACTATGATATGATTCATTATACCGAGAAATACTTGTTTTACCCCCTCCCATGCGGCTTTCCAATCTCCAGTAAATACTCCTCTTATGAATTGAATAATGCCACGTAATATCTGCATAAGATTATGTAATTCTTCACCAATAAATTTCATACTACCCTGAACATTACTTTTTACTCCTTGAAGCACTAATGTTATTATGGGCAAGATATTTTTTTGTATAAAATCTAGAACAGGCATTACATAAGCATTCCACGTAGCTCTAATAAAATTAGCTATATCCAATATCAAAGGTTTCAATTCCTGTATAACCGGTTTGATATATTGTTCATATCCCTTTTTAACTTCATCAGCTATATCTTGAAGTAGAGGATTCACATCAGTATTCCACCACTCTAATACCTTATTAACAAAATCCGATATATCTTTAGTTATATCATCAACTACCGGTTTGATATATTCGTCATACCCTTCATTTATAGTATCAACTACATCGTCTACTAATTGCTTGACGGTTTCTAACCCAGTAGCCACTGCTCCAAGAAGACCATCAACAGCTTCTCTGAAACCTTCTTTATTATCAATAAAAGGCTGAGTTATAAGTTGAACAAGATCCCTAGCATTCTTTGATACTAATTCTCCTATCCCCATGAACGCATCTGCGAATATACCAATAAGAGCAGCTGTTACTCTCTGTCCATTTTCATCTCCGAATGCTTCGAATACATAGGCAAATGCTTGGAAAAATGATGCTAACTGATTATTAATATCAGTCCATACATCGAACATACTAATAAGATGTCGTTTGATACGTTCTCTATTCTGGTCCAAATATTTTGCAATACCGCCTATGAGATTCTGTGCAATAGTAAGTCCTATACTAGCAACTGATCCTGCTAAACTTCCTAACATATAAGCAAGGGATTGTGCCCATTCATCTGCGGCTGCGATTACTCTTGGATCTGTCCATATATCAACAAGTGCATCTCTTATAAGAGCAAGATTAGATTTAATATTATCTACTCGGCTTTTCCAATCGCCTAAACCATCAAAAAATCCTTCTTTGAATTTACCCCATAACTTTTTAAGATAATCAATCAAAGACTGAAGTTTATCGAGCCATTTGAACATATTTTGATCAATAGGCACTTCGCTGAAACTTGGACCTCCTGCTCCACCGCCTCCGCCAGCATTTGTATCATCATCTTTCTGACTTTCGAATTTATTTATCTCATCTAAAGGACTTAAATATCCTTTTAATGCTTTTTCTGCTTTCTTCGCTCCCTTTGCAGTCTTATCCAAACTAGCTGCATAATTGGATTGTACTTTATTAGCAACTTTTATAGTCTTTGCTCCGGTAAGCATTGCTATAAACATTGCTATTTTCTGAACAGCTACTGATATAAGATCTATTATTTTCGTAAGTATGGGAGCTAGTACGTTGATTAGAGGCTCTACCAACGCACCTATGTTATTTTTCAAAGTAGCAATGGAAGATTGTAAGCTGCTTATAGATTTATTTAATCTCCCATTCTGTCCTTCCCATTGAACAAGGGATTTAATACCTTCCGTAGCAGCTGCTCTAAACTTGTTAAAAAGAACTGATACGGAAGCTATACCTAGACCATATTTAAGAAGTTTCTTGATACCTTGCCCAAGATTTATATTAAGTCCCTTATAACTATTGTCCAACTTCTTTGCTGATTCGGAAGTTTCATCAAGTTTCTTTTTATGCTGATCCCATGAATTTATAAGAATACGATTCTTGTTATTTACATCAGAAAGCTTATTTGATAGATTTTCATATTCCTGAGTATCTGAACCCAAGGTAAATGCCTTGCCAGTATCTACCAGATCCTTTAATTCACCGTTAGCATATTCAATAGAATTACGAAGTTCATCGGCTTGTATCTCCATACGCCGAAAAGTATCTGAATCAGTATCCTTACCACTATCCCTAAACTGTTCTATCTTCTCACCAAGCTTAGCTAAAGCTGCGGTGTCCTTTTCAATCTGATTTTCAATTTCCTTATATTCATCAGTGGGAATTTGTTTAGATTCAAGCTCAGTCATCTTATCTAAAAGTTTCTGAGCTTCTGCGGTGTTCCTAGACATCTGCTGCTGCATTCTTTGCATACTTGCATCAAGAGGTTGCCCAGCAGATCCATCGAATATATCTTTAATGCTTTTTTCGAGATCCTTGGCGCTTTGTTTAATATCACCAGGAACCAGTCCTACACTTAATTCAACATCAGTTATAGCCATAACTAATCACCCTTATTCCAAACATTCTTTAAGAAGTCTTCATACTCCCTATCTTCTTCAGTCATAAATTCCATCGTAAAGTATTGAGGATTTTCCTGCTGGAATTTTTTCTCATGCTTTTCAAGTTTCTGATTAGTAGCTAATTTATGTCTAATCCCTACTATATGCGACAACGGAGACTCTCCAATGGCTAGGTACCATCCCATAAATGTCCACCAGTGTATATAAGGGATAGAACGTATTTCTTGCCCTGCTACTTTGTTAATTGCAGAACATATCAATTGCTCGTCATGTTCCCAATCAATTAACCTTGGCGTTTGCTTCACTTCTTCGATGATCTCTGCCCCACAATTAAAGAATACATACATAGCTTTTATAGCTTCGTTTATATCTTCAAATTTATCTAGATCTTCTACATCCTCCATGCCATCATAAAAGATAATCAATGAAGAATATATCCGTTCCCGTATAGAGAGTTCATCGTCATTCAAAGCTTTGAAGCAGTCTAAAACCATTCTGTAATCACCTTGTTCTCGAATAGCATAAGACTGCTCCCCAAGCTGAATGTAGGTAGGTATTTCGTACATTATTTCCTCTTCTTTGTATATTTGGAAGTATGCTTACTAACACGCTTCTTCATCAAGTTGAACTCATTTCTGAAGTTCTCATCATATAGAGCAATAAGTCTTTCCATTATATACTCAAATCGGAATTTACCATTGATAGGATCGTATAGAGTGCCATTCGGACAAGCTTTATCTGCTACATCTGAATCAAAGGCATAATTCAACAGTTTCTTCATCTCTTCATTGATATCCAAAACTGTATCAATAGTACCTTCAGGATTATCTGTGATGTCTGTATGGGCTTTATTTACCATATCTAACATCTTCGGATAAACTTCCTCAAGTCGTTTAACTACTGAAATATCAGAGGTATTCAACTCGATCACTCTATTATTATCCCTATCCAACCGAAACTTCTTTTTCTGAAGTTCTCCGAGCTCTATATCTACTACATTATCAAGCTCGGGATTATTCTCACTTCTTTTAATAGCCATAACTTATACTCTCCTTATCAGGCATCTGCGGTAAATACGAAATCATCACTGAGCTTATCAACTGTTCCGGTTGTAAGATCATTACTCCAATGCGCCTCAATAGGCATATTAAGATTTGTATCTCCACCGATAGCCGTAGGTATAATAGAACAGTTGACATGCTTTACTGCTTCATATCCGTCAGTAGCATTGCCTTTGAATGCGTTGATCTTATAAAGAGTAAACTGATTAAGTTCAGATATACCATTACGATCCATAACATCAACAAGCAGGGATGCAAGATCATTTCCGCCCATAACTATGAACGGATCGAAATCCTGCTGCGGCTCTGTCTTATTCAGATCAGTATCTGTAATGCCAAGGATATCAGTTTCTGTTGACATATCCGAATTGTATTCAAGACTCGAGTCCGGAGTACGTCTACCAAGTATCTGTCTCTTGGTAGTGGTTACCGCAGGGGTCTGACTATCATCAATTTCTTCCCATTCTGCTACCGTGATAAAGAGCTTACGTTCTGCTCTCTGTCCAGGATTTAGATTAATCGCTTTAGGTTTTGGAAAAGCCATATTATATTCCTCCTTTGTTTAATTCCAAATTCTTTTTGATATATCCAAATAGTCTATCTGTATCGATATACTATATTTGGCAAGTGCTGGGCTTGTATTACTATCTACTCCGTTCAAACTTGGCTGGTCTGTAAGAGTTCTCATATCCTCTACAATACAATCCGTTCCGAAGTTAGGATAATTATGATTGTCTGCCTGCTGATCTACCCAATCTAACATCGATTGAATATCTAAATATTCTTCAAGGTTTTCATTAGGATATCCCGCTTGTTTCACTACTGCCTGATATGCTACTGTACGATAGTCTATAATCGTAAATGTGAAGCGTTTCATCACACTACCATCTATGAAAGATTGATTAACTACCTTATCATTAGCAACTGTCATAAATTGCTTATTGTTATCTTTAGCATTCAGGAAGTTGAAAAATAATGGGTTATCCCTTATCTGATCACATCCTAAAAGAAAATCAATTACGGCTTTTTCTTTATCCATAAAGCTCTCTTGCCCTTTGTTTTAATAACAATTGCACTTGCTTGGTAAAGGCTTCGCCTTCGTTTGTCATCATTGCTTTATCCCAATAAGCTGTCGCAAGTGGATGTACCTCTGTTGTATGATTGAAATCTTCCCCTACATACTGATAATGAGCATAAGGTTGAACATATGTTACGCCTTCAGCGGTTACCTCCGCTGTCCTTGAAAGTGGTCCATTCAAATATGGCACATACTTATTCATCATACGTTCAAACAAAGCATGCACCCGAAGCATTAAAGTATCGTCAATAAGATTTTCTATCTTATGTCCTATGGCTGCTTCATCTACATATACCTTTGTCTTTACATGCGTTGCCATATTATGTACCCTTAACGTAATAATGAGGCTCGTTACGGCCTCCCCTTACATTCAACGCTACTTCCTCTACCTGCATACATCCTTGAAGCCTTTTATACTTCTCAAGTAGATCTGTTGACCTATGCCCTTTCGTATACTCGTCTATCACATCGTCTACATCACCCTTAACAATAATGTCTTCGGGGGATATAGTAAAGTAATCCGACATCTCATCGTTTGGGAGCTGCTCCCATTGATATCTTTCAAGGAAATCTTCCTGCTCCGGTATCCGGCATATAATATCTTTGGTAGCTAATATTGTCTGTCCAATGTTTACAGTGTTGCCTGTATATTTCCAAAAACAATTTTCCACCGTATGTCTGAACCATGTCACTACCTGCGTCATCTTATCCTCATACCGGTTATAAATTGTTAATGTGGTATCCCACCACTGAGGATAATTCTTACTCATCCGGATACATTCCTCTGTATAAGAGCTTCTTACCTAACTCGTTTGTGACATATGACAAGTATTGTCTTATCGTAGCTTCCACCTGCGCTTGGGAAGCATCTAACATATCCTTTGCTGACAAAGTGTTATAGCTTATGGATACTCCATCGTTTGATTGACTCGCTATCCCAGCAATCATCCCGGAACTATTCTCTCCTGTCCCATCGATAACCATCGCCTTATTAGCATCTTCTATGAGCTTGATAAGCCTATAAACACATCGCTTTACTTCCTCGGGATATGTCTTATTATTCTTAAGCCTGTTAAAAGTATACCAATTCACTTTTGCTTCAGCTTCAAAGCCATAATCATTGAAGGTGGTCTCATCTAATGTACCGCCCATATTCTGATATTCTTCATATGTTAAATACATAACGAAACCACCTTCCTTTGATTAGCACTTATTAGCCAAGTGAAATGATCCTTGCAATAGGTATAGCCTTGTGAGCTATATAAATCCTACCTGAAGTTTCCTTGCTATTAACAAGCTGCCAGTTCGAACCAATCTCCAGCTCTGCGTTTGTCGGTGAAAGGGTTGCCATAGAATCCTGTGTAAAGGAAATACCATAAGGGCTGAAGCACTTCCTCTGTCTGGAGTAAAGTGTATCCTGTCCACCGTTTGTCTTTTCATCACGTGCCATTGCATAAGGAACCTTTGCACCACAGTTCGTATACTCAATAGCGCCATCACCGAAGATATAAGTTGTGTACTTACTTGCTCCGGGAGCTGTCTTCTCATAATAATTACCGATGTCTGAAACAACCGGATTCTCAACCGGAGTATATACATATCCAGCTGAAGAAGAACCAGATCTGGTGTAGTATGTCTTACCTGCTACAATATCAACATCTGAAGTCTTTGCATAGGTTGCAGTTGACTCGTCCTCTTCTACGGGCATGCTATCATCAACAAGTACAAGTCTACCGTTGAGGGTAGCCATTGAAGTATCACGCTGCATACCATTTGCATCGTTGTACTTGAGGTAGGTAAGAAGGTTCATGTTCTCAAGATGGGTTGCTACTGCTGAATGCATAATAGCAAGACTGAACTTACCCTTATGATCTCCACAAGCCTTCTGCATAGCGGTATTGAGGGTGGTAGCATCCATCTGTCCAAGAACGCCTTCTGTGTTCGTAAGGGCTGTAATGTTATGAGTATGCTTATCAACAAACTCTGCACCTGCGTCATCCTGCATTTTGTAAACACCGTTCAAGATGTGTACGATAGTGTCCTGATCTACTTCATCCCAATACTCTGAAATCTGCTGCGCGATATTCTCCATGAAATCAACTCCACCGGTGATATCATAAGAGAAGTCTCTCTCTGTCCAAGCATTTGCTCTACCTACTACAACTCTTGAATGAGCGAAAGTCTTGGTCTGCTGAGCATCGATGTTTGTCTCGCCATCGTAGTTAAGCGGTACCATTCCGCTTATAAGACCCTTCAGTGGGGTTGTAATGTAGTTACCGCCGGTCTGGTCTCTCATTGCTGCTGCCAAGTCCTGTCTTGATACTACCGCACGGGACTTAATGAGTTCATTGAGCTTGGTATTCGGAATACGGTCAACGTATTTCTGAAATACTTCGCCGTTAAAAATCTTGTGATTAAATACTTCTGACATTTCTTTTCTCCCTTCATCTTAATCAGATTGGTTACTGTATAGTCAACCCCGGATTTTCGTTTGCTGCCTTCATCATTTCTGTCAGTGATAAAGGCTTCGCCGCAACCGTTCCCGGAGTAGAACTAACAAATTGAGGTTGCGGTTTTACAGATGCTGCTTCCGGAGTAGGCGGAGTAGCAGGCTCTTCGTTTTTAACAACAAATGAATCTGCATTATCCTCTTTATAGGAATCTGCAAAATCCTGTCTACCTATGATCTCACCTTTCTTATCCATCTTCAACTCTGCGTCCATCATAGCACGAACAAATTCTCTCTTTGCCGCAGCGCTGGTAAACTCTAACGTATCTGCGAATCTGTTTGCTGCAAATTCATAAGCCTGTTGATGCAGCTGCTCTTTATAAGCTTTCGTATCCGCGTCATACTTGCCCTGCAAATCTACTAATGCTGCCTGAAGTTCATCAAGTTTGATGTAGCCTTCTCCTGCCTCTTCTAACTGCTTACGCAAGTCAGCCAAGTCATTGTCCCTAGAACCTATCGTTCCGTTCAGCGTTTCAATTTGCTTACCCTTTGCAGCCAGCTCATCTTCATACTTACGTTTTGAAACAAAGTTGCCTTCATTAAGATCCACAAACTTTACGTCCGCTTCCTTGGCTAATGCTTCAAACTGCTCATACGTCAATGTACCGTTTTCTGCCTTGTCAAAAAGTTCTTTAATTTTCATTGTGCTTTCCTCCATTTTTTATCTCTGTTATTTTTATCGCCGCATTACAGTTTGCGGAAATGGTTTTGTTGAGTGTTTTTAACGGTTGTCACTCACAACAAAAAAAGTAGAAGGGCACGAAAGTGTTGCGCAACTTTCATACCCTTCTTGGCCAAAGAAGTAAGTATTATTCACTTCATTTTAATTATATTACACCTTGTGATAAAAGTAAACACAAAGATGGTTTATTTTACCGAAATTCTACGGTATCCAACGACTGATAATTTTTCTTTATGCTCACCCACTCCAAGCTGACTCATGATCTTTTTGTTATAGATATTATAATGCTTGGTAGCCTGCGTTACTTTTGTCTGATATTCCTTTGCCAATTTCATATCGCCTGCTTCCTGTGCTATCATCTGTGCGTCCTTTAATTGCCTTACTTTCAGCGCAAGTTTGTTTTGATATTGAATAGCTTCATATCCGGTAAGATGTTCTCCATTTGGTAGAGTTACTCCTTTTTCATTTTGCTTCAGTATATCCTTCAACTGTTTTTCAGTGTATGTAGGTATAGTAGCTTCTAATATAACCGGGTATGCAAAGTGTTTACAATTATACTGCCCTATGACACGTTCCTGTGCGGGATAATTATTTCCTTTGATATCTTTGAAACTTCTATGATCCTGAAGTTTATCAAATTCTTTATTGGTAAATAATCTTCCCTGGAATGGAGCATGATCAGGTGCTGGATATGGATGGGCTGTTAATTCAACTCCATCTGCTTCAAATTGCTGTCCGGTTATATTATGCACTTCCTGACTGATTTGTTTTATGCCGTCAAGTATGTTTCTTTTTACCGCAGTATCCATTCTTTGAGAATAACCACTCTCCCAATACATTCTACGCATACCACTATTATTCAATTGCCTTATAGTTCTACGCATAGCAGCTTGATAATCAAGTGTTCCACTCAATACTGCTTGTATAGCTTCATCAATTACAGATTGATAGGTTTCAGTTACTGTATAGAATTTCATTCTTTTGGGATGTTTCCTGTCCCTTATCAAAAATCCAATAGCCTGTGAATTGGATAAATTCTTAAAGCTGTTCTGAGTCTGCCGTGATACCGCGTTTATCACCTTCTGTAACGGGATATTCTGCGACAATGGGATAAATGGCTTACGACGATAATCATAATACGGTTTTGCGTCGATATATGAATCCTGCGCTACTGCCTTTATCAACTTCTTAATATCCTTTATCTGCAATCCCGTCATATTGGCTATTGCTTTATTGATAGCCTGAACATCTGCTCCGGACTTATATAGCCTTTCAAGTTTATGAATATCCGATGGTAACATCTTACCAATTTCATTTACTCGTTTGGCTATTGTCCGGATCACATATTGTTCTAATGCTTTCTGACGTAATTCAAAAGGAGCTATCAAATTGTTTACATCAATTTCTGATAACATATCTTATCTTCCTGTGTAGTCACGGAGTTTGTAATATCTTGCTGTAAATCCCGCAGTTCCGATAAGAGCACTTAACTGTAGATTATCACCTTTTTTAATTGACAATCCCGATGTATTTGTCATTCCAGCCGATGAACCAACGGTGTATTCATTACCATTAATTCGAAAAGTAACATAACCACCATTAGAACCTACTGCAATAAGTTCTCCGTCATAAGGAGCAGTCATCGGAAGCGTTACTGTTTCAATATCACTCAACACATTCTGGTTTCTGATATACTCCGCCACATCAAACGGCACAGCGACCTGCTTGGCTTTGATGATGTAGTTGACAGATGTGTTGGTAGGACGGGAACGATAAGTAGTCTTAGCTGGAGTAGGTAAAGAATATCGTCCATATGCAGTATCTTTTAAATATGACGAACTAACTGATTGCTTTACTCCATAACTGTCAACATTCCCTACGGATATTGACGAACTATCACTTGGAGGATAAATAGAAAGCGAACCGTTAGTATCTATATAACCATTTATATGTATAGTTGCATCCTGATGTTCTCCAACTTCACCACCATTACCTTGACCAGCGTGACTATTCGTGCCTGCGCCTCTAAGAAATTCGCCTCGCAAATCAGGCACCACAAACTTCGTATTATCACTCGCTGTTCCGAAAGCATCACCAATTACCGCATACAACTCTGCATAGGCGGTTTTTAGTACCTCCGCACCGTTACAAAGCAGATATCCGTTCGGGATGACTGAGCCACCGAAAGGACTAATAGTTCCAATCGGTGCATCGGCATATAACGTTCCACCTGCGACTCTCGAAAGAGAGCCATCTGAATTAACTTTATTTACACTCATCTTTTAGCCCTCCTTTATAACTCCACATAATATACGGTGGCATTTGTAATTGTAACGTTTGGAACAGATTCCCCAGTTAGCAAATCTCCCACATTCAAAAACCACTTGTTTCCATTTGTTGATACAATTGGAACTGCCCTATATGGTGCTGTGCCTGGTGGATATAATACTCCTAATACAACAACTTTGTTTGCGTAGAAGTCATCGTCTATTGGAAGAAATCCATTAAGGTCACTTGTTCCACTGAATGTTTTTGACTTTATGCGACCAACGACACTCTCATCATCCGTGATGTTCACCTGTCCGTAGGTCTTTTTCACAGCTGTTGACAGGACATCCCATTCTGCCTGTGTGCCTGTAAATACTCTTTGACTTACGGCAAGTGATATAGCACCGCTTTCATTGTCAAAATCATCCGAATCGAACGAGAACTGACTTGCTCCGTGAATAGTACCATCTGGGTCTATTTCTATCGTAGTACCATCTGGCTTTACTTTTCCGAGAGTCCCGACTGCCGCAACTGGTACATTTGCTGTGATTACACCTAAATCAACCTCTGTCTCGGTATCATCTGTATAAATCACATACAGGTGCGAATCTCCTGCAATGTCAGAAGCAACACGCATTGAATAGATGCCATTACCCGTATCGCCCTGGTCACCTTTTACACCTTGTATACCTTGCTCGCCCTGTATTCCTTGGATTCCTTGAATACCTTGCTCGCCATCGTCACCTTTATCACCTTTCGGTCCTTGTATGCCTTGCTCACCTTGGTCGCCCTTATCACCTTTTTCACCTTTGATACCCTCGGTATTCATATAGGTAATGAGAGAATAAGGCGTCTCTCCTGTGCCGGTATAACGATAAATCGGATAGCCTGTATCTGGTATGAAGTCCATTATCATAAACATCAGCCCTATCTCGGGGAAGTCTGATGCGTCAAATTCTGAAATACTGTCATACTGTTTGTAAATCAAGAACGGGTAGCCATCATCACCCTTTTCTCCTTGAATACCTTGTATGCCCTGCAATCCTTGAGGACCTTGCGCACCATCGTCACCCTTAGGGCCTGCAGGACCTTGCGCACCTGTATCTCCTTTAGGACCTTGTGGACCAGTTGCACCTGCGGGGCCTGCTTCTCCTGTATCTCCCTTAGGTCCAGTTGCTCCCTGCGCTCCGTTCATTATATCAACTACATCTGTTAATTCTGTACCATTGTCTAATGTCCATTTGAAGGTTATTCTATTACCACCTGTTATTGGTGTTATACTTTCAATGGTACAGTTTTTGCCTTTTAATGCGCCACCACCTTCTACTGTCTGATTAGTATAGGATTTGGCTAAGGCATAAACTTTTTCTGGTGTTAATGCCAATTATCTCACCTCTCTTTACACCCAATTCCAAGTTCCGTCTGATTTTCTAAACGCCATCTCTCCACTAGCAGTCATTACAGAACTACCCATTTCAATTTCAGCGCCTTCAGGAAGTCCTATAAATTCAGCATCATTTGTTACTTCATCTTTTGTATCTGCAAAAGCTGAAATGAGAAAACTTTTAGGATTTCCATCAGTTTGCTTAATATCCTGTACCTGTATCATTCTTATATACCTCCATCATCAAGGATTGCTGGGATCAGGGTCTACGGGATCTGTCGTTGTGCTTGTTAATACTTCACCGAGTACAACCTTTATCGCTGTCCCACTCTGCATTGACCACTGCATGACCTTACGACTTTCAATAATATCATCAAGACTTGCAAATCCTTCTACCTTGATAGTTGCTATCTCTGCTCCGCTATCCAGCTCGCATAATGTCACCTGAACGTTAGAAGTTGTTAAGGCCTCCAAAAAATCTTTAAGCTTCATCTTTCTTTTCCTCCTTCTTATTGGATGCTTTGTTTTTGTTAAAATTAAATCCCTTTTCATCATTATTGAAATTGGATTGCATTACCATTTCATTTTCCATATTGTCCATATTCTCTTTATCTACATTTGTCAATGCTTCTTGTGCCTGTCTTTCTGTTTCACCGAAGTACCACATTCTTAATTCAAGCTTGGACATAAGCCCGTTCTGCATAAGAGTAATACGTTTGTTTATTTCTTCGTTAATATCAACTATGATACTATCATCCCATTCAAATGAAACATCATATTCCCCGTCCTTGGTGATCTCATACAAATCACAATAGGTATTCATGATATATACAACTTCCCGGAGGGTATCTTCCAATGTTTCCTGAATATCCAAGTTGGCCTGATAACTTCGCTGTTTAAGTATTTTTAATTCAGTAGCTGTCTTGGCTTCTGAGGTTACATCTGATAATGTTCCACGACTTATACTACATACATCTTCTATCCTCATAAGGATATTATTCAAGCCCGCCATGTAATTAGCATCACGTAATGCTGGCGAGTATGGTATGAAAGTATCGCCTGCCGTACTCAAGTCAACTTTTCTATAAAGTCTTTCCTGCATATGATTAAGGGTCTCATGCATATTGCCATCAGCGCCCATTTCACTCTTTAACGCATCTCGGTCAATGTCTATTGCCATTTCACCAGCTTCATATTCCCATAACAGTCTACTATACTGCATGTCAGCATCTTTAATAAGGGATACCGCCCTACTATAACCACTAACGCCAAGAGGACTTGTTGTATCTATTGTATTAGCCTCGGGCATCTTGAAATATGCGAACAATGGCTGTTCCACATTCTTGATAGTTGTCTTTTCCTGTAAGCCACTCCATTCCGGTATTTCGCTTAAAGGGCACTCATTTCCGAGATTTACAACTCTATCCATACCCATGTCCATATTTGTTGTCTTGAAGGCTTTATTTACGACGGTAACCGTGTTGTTCTGCCACTTATGATACTCAAGTCTTCTATATACAGAATTCTTATCAACTTTTGTTTGTATAAATGCTGCTTCTGTAATATGACCACTTGCATCAAATGCTAAAGGATAAAAGTTATCAGCCTGTATAAAATCAAATTCTATATCATAGTCGGTAACCTCTTTTCCTTTATCATCTTTTGATTTATTCATTACGACATATGGTTTTATAACAAGTCCGCCTTTTGCTATACCATATTCAAGCTGCTTACGAAGTTTCTTTTTCAACTTCTTATACTGCTCTTCAAGATATACCGCCCTTTCATCAGATGTCTTGGGTACATCTTCTTTTATTGTCTTTGGTTCCATTGTAGGAATAAGATTACCGAATTCATCAGGCTCAGGCTCGGTGTAATTCGGGTTATCAACTTCTTTTTCTTCAGTAGCTACTGTTATCTCACTTTGAAATTCGATTAAGGCCATACGGGCTTTTTCACTGGCTATCATAGCCGGTAATCCCAAACTTACCACCCTTGTATGATCAGCAGCGTCTGGTTCATGTATCCAATCCGCTTTTCCTTTATACATCTTATCCCATAAGATGATCGACTGTTCCATCTCTGTAGATATAATGGGTGCTATGTTGATATTAAGTGCATTTCCTATTGTTGTTCCGCTAAACATCTTTCTCCAAATCTCCTTTAGTTTATTTGCTATTGCTGACCACATTACTTACTCTTCCTCCGCTTGTTAGCTTGTATTGCTCTGCCCTGTCTTGCTGCTCTTGCTTTAGCTCCTTTACCATAATAGGTTTTTCCTTTAGAGCCATATTTATATCCTCCGCCCTTTGTTCTTCTTACTGGCATGATCACTACCTCTCAAAATACCCGAACAACTTTATTCTTTTTTAACATATCTGCATTTATCCTTGCAGTATTGGTTCTTACAAAGAGCGGATTATCATAATCAATAGATGCATTTTGTGCCATTGTAGTTCATCTCTTTTTCTTGTTCAGTTTAGCAAATTGTCCTTCGTCACCATTTATCCATGCTACATCTTCCAATGGAACTTTTTTAGAATATACTTTTTTACCAGTTCCACCTGCATACTGTTCAGATTGAATCTTACTGGTAGATACAAATACACCTTGGTTAATTGGATAACTACTGTATATAGTTATCATTCCTTCTTTAAGTGCTTTTTCTGCATCTTTCTTGGAAAAGTCACCCCATGAAAAATTTTCATCATCATCTGCATCCATAACTTCTTTCCAAGTTTTTATGTCTGATGGTTTTCTAATTCCTACATGATAATCGTCATTCATAGGATTGGTTTCTTGAATGATTTTATACTGGTCTACCTTATCCTTAGGCTGAGTTTTTAATTCATTTTCAAGTTCTTTTTTCTCTGCATCTTTCTTATCCTGTTTAGCTTTTTCTTCGGCCTCTTGTTTTTCTTCATATGCCTTCTTTGCTTGTTCTTCTTTTGCTTCTCGCTCAGCACGTTTCTTTGCTTTCCATTCTTCTTTAGTGCCTTTCCAATCAGCCTTAATCCTTTCAATTTCATTCTTAAT